CATTTCTCCAACAGCAGGAACAATCAAGTTATCTTCGTAGTATTTTTTAACTGCAGGAGTATCGAGTGCGGCTGTAAATACTTTACGATACCATTCAACAATCTCTGCAGGCGTATTTGGTGGTAATGCTAATGTCCATGCTGCGTAAATATCAATGTAACTACCACCAACTTTAATTAGTTCTGCTGTTGGCAACCCGGCAAGTTTCTTATCACCTGTTATGCCAATTACTTTAACCTTGCCTGCTTGTACTAACGGTAAAGCAATGCTAATTGGCATTATGCCAAATTCAATGCCGGCATCTGTAGCTGTTGCTGTAACTGTTTGCAACGGTCCTGCAAATTGAACAAACTTAACTAAATCCTTGTTCCCATTGGCCTTCCACATAAAGTATTCAAATGTCAAACGGTGTGCGCCGGATCCTACTGCAAAGTTGATCGGTTTCTTTGTATTTTTAACATATTCCTCTAATTCTGCAGGAGTGTTAATCTTACTTGACGGATGTGCCACAATAGTCAAAGGACTCTTGCCCATACCCATTACTGTGATAAAACTGTCCCATTTAAACTTCATCAAGTCTTTTTGCCAAATATCGTTTGTAATGTACGTGCCCATATAACTGGGTACGCTAATAGTATGTCCGTCGGGTGTAGATTCTTGTAAGTAATTAGTTGCTATTACGCTGTCAGCGCCTGGCTTGAGTTCTATAACAAAATTGGCAGCGGGATTTGCTTTTGTTACTTCGGCAGCTAGTACCCGGAATCCTACTTCGTTGCCTGATCCTGGTTTGAATCCTATTACTACACTAACAGTCTTGGTTGGCTCCCATGCCAGTGCAGGTGCCATAGATACGATAGCCAATAGCAAGGCCGCTAACAGATGTTTCATTATTATTTCCTTTGTGAGATTATTGATATATAGTTGATATTACACAAACTGACAATTTTTTGCAGTTTGTACTTTTATTTACCTTTTTGACAAAAAAACTTATGAATAGTAAAATTTTGAAGTGTATTGAAGAAAATTTGCAAGAAACCTTTAATATTGACAAGTATGAATATGTTAAGTATACCATCAAGACTGATGCCAAGTTTGACGACTTGCCGTGGACACCTGCACGTAAGAAAAAGTTTATTCAAAAACTAGAATCCGTATTTGGTGTGCCTATTGAATTAGACGGAACTATCGGTGATCTAGTAGAACGCACAGATGTACGTTACTTGACGTGGTTCTTTGGAGAAGTTTGGAAACCACGCACTGAGCAGTATCAATGGACAGGATATCGTATTGCAGAGGAGATTTGTCGTGCCGATCCAAAGCGAGTGCTGGATGTGGGCTGCGGTTATAATCCGTTTAAGGGGCGTATTCCTAATCTGGTAGGTATTGATCCTTATAATAACTGTGCTGACTTCCAGGTAGATATTTTAGATTATCGAGTAGAGCCCGAATCACACGATCATATTATTGCATTAGGTTCTATCAACTTCAATAGCCGTGAAGAGATTGAAGAACGTTTTGGTGCTACAGTAAACCTATTAGCACCAGGCGGTAAACTTTGGATGCGTGTTAACCCAGGACACAGTCATAAAAATGGACCATGGGTTGAAATATTTCCATGGTCCTTTGAAATTGCTTATGAAATTGCTAAAAAGTTCGATCTAACACTTGAAACACTAAAACAAGATCAGGATAGACTGTTCTTCTTGTTCAGTAAACCCTAACCTGTAATAATTTGTTTCTTAGCCGGCACATCGATGCCGGTAGTTGCTTTAATGTAAGAAACTTTAACATCTTCCCTTGTTGGGGCAATCATAGAAATTGCTGATGCATACAGGATCACATCCTGGTCCATTACCGCAGTAAACATACTGGGCATCAGCATTGGAGCACCGCCATTTGGATTAGGCCCAATGCTGACTGGTTGTTTAACAACCAACATACCGTCGTCAATCTTCATAATCTTTGCCACAACTTCTTCACCCGAGGTAAGTTTAATTGTGTTAATTTCGCCTTCGTTCATTGTTATCCTTTAAGTTGGGTCCAAAATTCTTCTGATTGGCTGGCTAGACCCTGATAGCCACCCGGAATAATTGTTGTGCCATTAAAAATCTGTGGCACACTACGCAACCCTTGCTCAACCAAGTAGTCACGAGCTTCTGTGAGAACTGCCACATTGACTGTGGTGTATTCAACGCCTCGACTTTCTAATAGTGCTTTTGCCATGTCGCAAAACGGACAATCGTCCTTTGTATAAACTGTTAGTTTCATATCTTCCTTATAGTGATGGTAACTGATCATAATCTAAGTCATCGCTCATTACACCAATGACATAGTTTGTTGATTCTGTTTCTTGCAATGCTGATTGCTTCTTGCTGATATCCGTATGCTTGTTAAACCAAGGGATAGGTGTACTACGTGGTGCTGTACCTTGATACTTGATACCAATTTGTTTTAGTGCATCTACTGCGGTATAGTCCACAAAGTCCATTAAGATGTTGGCGTTAAGACCAATAACAGGACCTTTCTTAAACAAGTATACGGCCCATTCTTTTTCTTCGCGGATAACATCTCGGTAGATTTCGTATACTTCAGCTTCGCATTCGGTTTTAATTTGTGCAAAGCGTGAATCTTCTTTGACCACTTGATTGATCAAGAAAGCTGTCCACCCCTTGTGTAGCAGTTCGTCCTGTAGAATCAAGCTGATAATGTTGCCATTGCCAATGAAGATACGATTTTCGACCATGGCCAAACTTGTAGCAAAGCTGACCATAAAGCGAAATGCTTCTAAAGCATAGCTGGCATGCAAGGCTAACCAAATTGCCTTGATGTGCTCATCTTGCATGACATTGTCGGGGTTGAGTTCTTTGCGGCAGTTTAATCTGTGTAAGTAGTCGTAGTATTTGCCCACGCTGCTTGCCATACCAACAATCTCTTCGGTGTCGTGGATAGTATTGAACACATCCTTAGGCACATTGTAGATGTTGCGAATGATATGACTGTATGAGCGACTGTGAATGTTTGTCTCAAAGAAGCTCCAGTTATACATTAAGGCTTCTAATTCTGGCAAACTTACACAAGGTGTAAACACCTGTGCCGGGCCGCGGCCTTGCAGGCTGTCCAAGGCTGTTTGACGTAGCAAGTTACTGGTAAAGATATGTTTTACAGCATCACTGGCATCTTTGAAGTCGCCGGCATCTTTGGTAAGACTGATCTCCTCTGGTACCCAAAAGAAACCACGTGCTGTAGTTTCAAAGTTGGCAATCTTGTTGTACTTGACTTCTTCAAAGCGTTGAATAGTTACAGGACCAGCTGGGTCCAGAAACATCTTACGATTCAAGTAGTCTGTTTTAGTCGACAGGTTATATTGTGCTTTGCTCATTGTTCTAATTCTCTTTGTTTACGTTTATTTTCTTCTCTAATCTTTGCCGCAACTCTCATTTTTGCCTTTGCTTCTTCTGACATTGTTTTACCTTGTTGAGACGCTGACATCTTTGATCTGGTTTCTGGTGACATTGTTTTCCCAAGCATACCTCTATTAGGAATTCTCTGTTTTAATTTTTGTCTTGTTTCTATAGAAATAGGAGGTCGAGTAGTTGCTGCAATTGATAGTTTGGCTTTATGCTCTTCTGTTAACATCCTGCCTTTTTGTGCAGCAGACATTCTTGCTTTGGTTTCTTTTGTACGTTTTTGTCCTACTCTTTTCTTAGCGGCTTCCTTTTGTAGATCAGGATTACGGCGAGCAGGATTATTATCACCTGACATAGATTCTGCGTATTGTCTACGAAGCCAACCATATGCTTTATTATTTCGCTTACCATTATTAGTCATCGAACCTGTTGTCATATTCATTGATGCATACAACAATTTTTGATTCCCAGGATAAATTTTACACAATAATAAATGAGCAATATAATGTTCTTCGGGATGCAATCCAACTAAATTTTCTTTATCGTTGGTACCACCTAAACAACGAGGCAGGATATGATGTTTTTCGACATATCCTACTCGTGCTACATCACGATGCATTAAATTGTTATATATTTTTTGATAATTCATTTTATAATTTGCAGGCCAGACAATCATCATCGTCGTCAAAATCAATTTGTTCAAGTGGCGTATCTGGGGGTATTTCTGCTGCCATTTTGCTACCTTGTTTATCAATTAGTGAGTAATACATTGTCTTCAACCCCCATAAATGTGCTTGCATTAAATT